GAGGTAGTAGCCGACTACTGAAGATGCTTAAGTTTAGCTTCCCAAGAATTAAGGAGACTTGGGCGCAAACCTAAACCCTCACCTGGGTTGAATGGCAAATCAGCTGAGTGTCCATAAAGGGCACGGCTGACCATATCAACATTTTTACCGAGAATCCGACTTGGCATTCTTCTAAAAGAAGGACCAAGAAGGGTATCGATAAAATGGCTAGCTCTCTGGTCGAGAGCTGTGTTCTTTAAGAAATAGGATTGAACCCCTAAATCAGAAAGAGCAACCAGTCCAAAAAGCTCAGAAACCATAAGGTTCCTGATAATTGAGGACGAGTAACCCATCAGATGATCCACCGGTAACTTCTCTTCCCACAACCATTTAGCCTTGATTCGTTCCTCAAAGGGTAAACCCAATGGGTTCCAACCAAGGCCACCAAGGAAATCAGGGACAATACTAAGTTCCTGAATAACTTTGATTTGGCGGGGTTTGAAAAGAGAGATGGATTGAGGACCAAGAAGCTTAGCGATATCTAAAAACGAATCATCGCTAACTTCTCTCCACTTCAACTGAGGTATAACCTTAGTTGGAGTAATAACCTTTCCAGCAAATTCACAAAGGAATTTTGATGAAATGGTTTTGGAGAGAGCAACAGGACAATCTAAAAATAACATCATTTGAAGATAGTCTTGTGCTAATTGGTCATCAAGGATTACTACATCGTCACCTAAAACGAAGAAGTCATTATCATAAGGTCTGCCCAATAAACCGAGCAGTAATATACCATGTGTAAGTGCAAAAGCACCAAAACTTGGATATAAACCTAATGGCTGACCTCTTTTCCAACTCACCTCTCCCAATGAAGGGAAAAACCAAGATGAGGTGGAAAGCTCTTCAAAAAGATCAACATCCTTTTTGTCGAACATCTTCTTGAGTAATTCTACTTGAAGATGTAACGGAAAATAATCCGTTGCCCCAGATAGGTCGATGGAGTAAGTCATCTTACCCTGACCGAGGTGTTCCTGCAAAACAGGAACAGCTTTGTTCTGATCAAAAGTACAATCCCAAGGCAAGTGTTTAATATGATCGTAAATACGATCACCAAAGGGCTTTAATACCCTTTGAAACACACGACCGGGATTGGCTACAGCACGAAGCTTGTAGCCAGCTTCTTGAATCAGACCAATACGGCCAGCAAGGAGTGATCCATGGTGTTCTAAAGGATAAGGATATCCATTAGGGCCCATGAAATGACCATAATCGTTAAAAAGAGTTGGTTCCAAGTTTTTTAAAACAAACTTGTAATGTGACTCGTAATAACGGTTAAGGTGATTAATGCCTTCAAACGTATCATAAAGAAAACGTATGGAGTCAATAATACCCTGGTCTTCAGGGACAGATTTATCCGGAAGAGGTGCCCTTTTGCAAGGGCTAGGGAGCATCATCTCCAAAGGAGAAGGATGTTCGATATTACCAATTCTAGGTGAACCTGCCAACTGCCACCCCTTGTGAACAACTTCATCAGCTAAAAGAAGTTGTTCAGGTCTTGGAGGTAAAGACAAAACACCATCCAGAAACTTTTTCTTTTGCACCTCTAACAACCGAGGCGCATAGAACAAAGTATAACACTGGAGGAGTTGCAATCCTCTTGCAAAATTGGAGTCCTTTCGGAGCATCCAAGATTCGAGAAGACCGATAGCGCCACGAAATTTCTTTCGTTTGCGGGATCGGGATATCCACGTAGATACAGGTTGCTGACCTGCTTTCTCACGAAGGATATCTAGTTTGATCGCTTTGATACGATCAATTGTCCATACTTCCCCCGAATTAGTATACCACTTCATAACTTGTTTAAGAAATGGAGTAGATAACTTCTTCGGAATAGACATGGCTACTGCTCTCTGAGAAATACCCGATTGAAGCTTAGTCCGGGAAACCCGGGCTAAATTGGTCCGCAAACTTTGCTGGGCCATACAGTCCTCCTTTTATGGATATACTGTGCTTCTCTG